CCAGGACTTGCGGCCGGCATCGCGCATGTGTGCGTCGGCAAAAGCCACTGCCGTGGTCCAGATCTCGTCGCGCATCATCATCGTCTCCAATCGCTTTGCGCTGCGTATAACTCCGAGGGCGTTGGTTCAGGCTGGTAATCAGCGCTGAGCAACTTTCGACCCTGCGCCATGGCATCAAAGCACCAGGCGCAGGTGATGACCGCCGCTGCGTCGAGGATCAGGATTATCTGCGTGGGGTTCATTCTGCGATCTCCCAATCTTCAGCCAGCAGATCCGCGGACGTGAACGCCATTACCTCGCCTTCGTCTTCGTTGCCCCGATAAATGCCGCGGCCTCTCTCCCACACGTATTTGGGTTCGTCGCCTGCCCGGCGCACATGCTTGCGATCCTGCATCCATTTTGCCGCTTGCTTGATGTCTGCCATTTGCTTTCTCGATTCTTCCGGGTCTGCGCGCCCGGCCTGCTGTTACCGCTTACGGCAAGGACCGCGCGGCGGAGGTTAGGCTACTCGTAATTCCGGGTGAGCAGCAAAAGCGTTACTTGCAGCCTTACGGGCGAAATTCCCTGCCGCTTGAATATCCCACCAGTCTGGCGGATTCCCCGGAAGCTGGTAGAAACCAGTTGCGTGCTCCGCAGCCTCATTACCAGCCTTTCGAGCGGCCTGCATAAAAGCGTTACATGACCGGCGTCTATCCTCTTCAAAACGGATCACCCGGTTAAGGAGGATAATCGCATCCGTATCACGGCTGTGCTCAAGTAAGTAGAGCCAGATTCGATGGAGTTTGGTAGCTGCGCTCATTTTTGCTGCTCCTTATGCTGTTGATCTGTACAACTGGTTGAAAACTGTTTACGGCAAGGACCGCGCGGCGGAGGTTATGCGTCTCCAGGCGTCTGCCCAGCACCGTTCTTGGCTGCTTTTGGTACCGCGAGGCACGGTCAGCCTGCTAGATAAATAAATTTCTACCTTGAAGGGCAGACCATTTTCCAGAGGACTACATATCCGATGATCGCTCCAATACGCCTTGGGGTAAACCTGCTTCACTTTTTGCTCACTTGTCATCACATCCTCCCCGCAATCCAGACCACGCCAAACACCACCACGCCCACTCCCACAGCGGCCATGATCCACCAGCGCAGCCACCACACGACCGCAACCAGCGCGGCCATCAGCGGCACGTCGGGAACCGGATCGTCCTGCTGGTCAGGATCGGCATAGGGCCATTCGGTGATGCGTGGGCGGGTCATGGCTTCCACTTCCTTCCGCCCGTCCACACTTCACGAGTGATAATTACGATGCAGAGCACGATCTGGAGCATTGTAGGTACGCCCCACCACATAATCAGCGCGTTCATTTGCCTTCCTTTCTGGTCGAACTAAAGTGCCTTTGCATGTTGGCAGTATCGCACCAAAAATCATTTTTGTGGTGTGAGCCCCAAAATGCCGAATGGAAAGTGCTATGATTTGGTCGATAAGGAGGGCAAATCGATCATGGGCAAGGGACAAAAAGCGAGAAAGATCGGAAACAACATGAAACCGCGTGGGAACAAAGAAGTTAAGCCGCAAAAGGAGACGAGAGAAATGACAGAGCAATCCACGGTTGAGGGACACGAGACACCCCCCAAAGAGGCCGTTTTGGAGCCTCAAGAGGGGAACGAAACCCCCGGTAACCTAGAAACGGAAAACGGAGCGGCAGAATTCCAAAATTTGGAAAATTCTGAAACCAGCCTTGCACATGACGACGGACTTGAGGCGGCCTTAAATGAGTCTGGGGAGGCGGTAATCGACGCCGAATTCGAGGAAGTCGACGAGTCTCCAGAGCTAATACAGGTTCTTGGCGAACCGTATGGAGTCGACCTGGAAACCGCAATGGCGGTTGGGACGGGGACGATAAAAGACCTGCAACCTCCGCTCGGCGGCAAGAGTTTCCCAATCGTCGGTCTCCAGCCGGACGGCTCCACCAAAGTTATCGTGGCGATTCCAGAAGGCGTGTTTGAGCCGGTGAACGAGTTAGCGAAGGATCGAGGCATAACCCTTGAGCGTTGGTGTAACGAGTTCTTTCAGGAGGCTCTGGACGCCTACTTCAGTCCGGCTGGAAAACGGTGATTGTAATCATCATAGTCCGGCGCTGTTTGTGTGAAATATGTGGCAAATGTTTCGACTTGGAGCGGGGAGAAGACCCTCCCGAGAAGTGCAAGGTATGTGGAAGCCTGAACTGGGAAGAGGCGCCAGAGATCCGAGACGCGATCTACATCAGGAAGGGGATCACGAAGAACAAGCGGAGGCTGAATCCAGGGGCCGCGTCGAGGAAGCGGCAGACTCAGGGCCGGAAGCAATGGCAGGGTTTCCGCTCAAAAGAACAAGTTGAAGCCGCGAAGGAAAAGGCAGACAATTGACGCATGGCGGGACTTCCCCAGATCGGAACGCTTTACAACGGTGGATACCAGAACGGGCTCCTCGTTTACACCCAACCCGGAGGCCCCGGAAGTCCCGTCTTTCCCCAGCCTCCGCAGACGAGTCCACCGAAAAATTGGAAACATGCGGACTACAAGCCGATATATCCGTTTTCGTACCAAGGCTTGTTAAATTGGGGATGTGGCCATTGGACGAACACCGCAGAGATTTACACTGAGTTCGATCCCGCTACAGAGCAAGTGGCGACATTGGTTTGCTGTCCTACATGCACGTATGTGCAACAAATCATTGAGCCTGCTATTGAATGGTGGCAAGAGTATTTTTCGCGATGGCCCGTGGGAATTGTGCAACCAGGTGGCGGTTTGATTCCCAATGAAAATTGATTTCTTATGGGTTTGCGACCGCTGCCGTCTGCAATTCGTGGCCGCTGAGTGTCCCGGTGCCTGCCCAAACTGTCGCAGGAATTACTCCGGGCACACGGTTATCCGGCTTGCCGGCCAAGATATTGAGATCGAGGCAGTTCGGATCTACGGCGACTCTGCAATAAAGAAAGCCCTAAAAGGCACGGACTCTCTGCGGCTTGGGGAACGCTGTGCGCATGGTTTCATAGCCTCATTCATCTGCCCAGACTGCAAGGCTATTTGACAAATAATCATTTCCCCCATACAGTGAGAGACCATGAAGGGATGTAGACAGTTTCAGCATCTCAATCTCAAATGCAAGGGAGGGTACTCATGAAGGTTGAAATCGTAGGGAAGGATTTGGTAATTACGCTGCCGTTGAGGACGCCGGAGTTGAGCAAGAGCGGCAAGACCTTGATCGTGGCAACGTCGTCGGGCCTCGTACAGACATCCGCAACCGTTGACGGCAAGCCGGTGACGGTCGGCGTCAATGCTTTTATCGCCAAGTAACCGGGAACGGCACTCCAAAATTTGGAATCGAAGGAGGGTTGGAGAAATGGCTTCACAAATCGAGAAAGACAGTACGGGGAGTGTTCGCGGCGGGAACCTGCGGCCGGAAATCATCAGCATCATCGCGGGCTCGAACTACCGTGACATGAACTCCGCAGAGACCAAAGCGCATGTTGCTTGGTTGAAGGAATCCATTCGGAATGAAGGGGTTAAAGACCCCATCGACGTAATCTTTTCGGATGGGAAGTGGTACTTGGCACCGGGAGGCGGCGAGTGCCGTTTGACGGCCTGCAAGGAACTTCGCAAGGAGAAGTGGGACGGGTATATTCCCTGTTTCCAGGTGAAGGGCGATGAAGTCTATTTGCTCAAGCGGAGCATCCTGCGGAATACCGGGTTGGCGCCGACGCTGTTGGAATTGGGCAAAGTTCTCCAGCAGTTGATCGACCTGGGCCAGCCTCTTGACGAGGTAGTGAAGTGCGTTCCACCGTCGATCACAACCGATCCGCAGAAGGCAATCCGCATCGCAAAGAAGGCTCTGGATCTGAATGCGGCTCCCATCGCAGTCAAGGATGCGGTAAGGAAGGGCGTCGACGGGGTGAAGGTCAGCGAGGGCCGCGCAGTAGCTGAGGCGAAGAAGAATCCCCTCACGGCGGGCGAGAGACTGGCTACAGCGGCTTCGGAGGCCAAGGCGAAGGGTGAGACTACCGTCCGACGCGAGAAAGGCCCTGGCGTGGCAACCAAGGCCAAGGAAGCGACCAAGGCTCAGATTGACAAGTGGCTGGAGAAAGCCGATGGTCTTGCGGATTTGGTGATGGACTTGACCATTGCCAGGGATGAATTGGTCTCTGCGGCTGATTCTTACGTTCGCGCCAGGGGCAGGTGATGGATAAGGTCTTTGTTTTACTTGGCTTTGCGTTAACTGCGGCTGTGATTATTTTATTTGCATGGCCGCAGAAGCGGGGGCATTGACTTGGCCGCACACAGGTTTAGGCTGATGAAGTGGCTGGTTCGGCTGTCTTTTCTGGCAGCGATTCTTTGGGGGTTAACGAGGTAATTCCAAAATTTGGAGGACGCAATGGCAAGCCAAAATGGAAAACCATTTGAAAAGCGCCGGTTGCTTGTTGGAGACGATCCCCACGGATTCAACCTACGGCTTCATCCAAGGAACACTCCGGCAGTTCGTGCAGCGGACCGGCATGAGACAAGGTGCAAGAGTGATGGCTTTACACAAGATTTGATGGACGACACTCCCGATGGAGACGTGTGTTGTGGTTTTTGCTGTTCCTCGTGTGATTGGTCGCGGGAGTTCGCGTACATCGGAAGGCACAAGCGTAAGTAAAGAAGGAGGGCATTGGGGATGGAAGACCGAGTATGCAAGGACGAGTTCCAGACTGCGGTCGGGAACGTACTAGCGGAGTTTGACACGATCCGCGACGAGTTTCGGCGTTCACAAATAAGCCGAGACGCATATCTTCACAGAGTAAATACGCTGAGGCAGGCGGGGCAGCGGTTTCAGGTGGAGTTCAGACAGGCGCACAGGATCATGGCCGCGCCGTTAAAGTGAGGGAAGCGATGGCTTTACTGCACCACGACATGACTGGGACTCAAACGGATTGCGAGAAGCCTTTGAGTAGGAAGAAGCTCAAGCGATTGATGCCCAACAATCCCGGTCTGACAAGCCGCAACCTAAGAGAAGTCTTCAATCGCTCCATCGGTCCTAAAGCCTTCAGTCTCATGAAGAAGAAGCGGCTGGAGCGGAGCGCCAAGCGCAAGCTCTTAGAGAAGAAGACTTTGCCGGATGGGACGACCTACCAGTTGGTTCCCACAGCCGCAGAGTTGGAAGTGATCAAGCCGACGATGTTTGAGCGGTTGGGGTCTCTGTTCGGCAACCTGCGGAAGCGTGCAGAGCGCGAGAAAGCGAAGGGCAAGTAAGTGTATTGTTTTCTATCAACTTTGCGGATTCACGAGAGTTCCGCTGGACGCTCTTTGGTAGTTGGTCCGAAGCGGAGGGTACTGTTTGGCCGTGGGGTTCTCTTGCGAGGGCGAGGGAAGAGTGCGATCAAGGAGGCTTTGAAGCCGCTGGCTGGGTATTGGTCGAGGCCGAGCGATTCCGATCACAAGCCGGGGAGTCATATCCAGGCCGATGTGCCTGTGATGGGGTTCTCCGAGTTCAAGATGAAGGCTCGGCGGCTGTTGACGGATGCTGGGCTGCTGGTGTCGCAACTCAATCCTGAAGAGTAGGGGTCTTGACTCGAAAACATCTGAGGGTAGTATTGGGGCAGATGCAAGGAATCACACAACCTTGGAGGGTTGAAAGAATGCTTTATCACCACGGAGCGCAGGACTACAACGTAGCGGCAAGCGCAGCCGCAGCGGAAGCTCGGTCGAAGTTTGAAGCCGAGATTGAGCGGGGGAAAGCAAGGACTCTCGCGGTAATCGAACAGGTACAGACGCAAGTTCCAACGGACCGCATCGTAGCGGCAAAAAAGTTGGAATTCATTACCCTGGGGAATGGCATCAAGGTTCGCTTTCCCGACACCGACCGGACGGAAGAAGGTTTCCACCGTCACGCAATCGGGCAAGCCGCAGCGAGGGCTGACATCCCTCTGTCCTTCATTGATAGGCTCATGGAGAAAGGCCAGTGGGGGGCCGAACTGGTAGCGGAGAACCTGAACCGCATCTATCACAACGGCAACGGCGCACGGTATCTGACCCGCAGCGTCAAGAACGAGGTTCGCGGGTTCCTGTCGGATTCCTATCGGCGCCTGGACTCACGGCCAATCGTCGACCAGTTCATTCAGGCCGTCGCCACCTTCGGGGCGGTGCCTCTCGATGGATACGCGCTGGAGACGAAGATAGCGGTCAAGGCTGTGCTTCCCTACGTCTTTGAGCCGGTGCCACACGAGGTCATGATTTTCGGCGTAGCTCTGGAGAATTCAGACTTCGGCCAGGGTGCTCTGTCGCTGCGCACCTTTGTTGAGCGGTTGTGGTGTACGAACCGGGCCATTTCAACCGAAGACCTCCGCAAGATCCACCTTGGGGCGCGGCTGGGCGAAGACCTGCAACTGTCACAGCGCACCTACGATCTGGACACTCAGACAATGGCATCGGCCGCGCAGGATATTGTGCAACGGTCCTTAGCCGCAGAGAACGTCAACGAGTACATGGGTTTGATCGAGAAGGCGAACACGGAGAAGATCGACCCCAAGAACGTGATGGGGTTCCTGAAGAAGAATCTCCGCAAGGGAGAAGTCGATGCTGTTGTGGAGGCTTTCAACTCTCCCGAAGTCGAGATGCTTCCTCCGGGCTCAACCACATGGCGGATGTCGAACGCGATTTCGTGGATTGCGAATACGAAGGTCGAGGACGAGGGCCGCAAGCTGGAAGTGATGAAAGTTGCTGGCGCGATGCTCGACGGCAAAACCGGCCAGGTCATTGAAGATGCCGCCTAATACCCTCCACGGCGAAGACGGGGCTCCTGCTACGGCAGGGGCCTTGTTTTCTATGGGGGATGTGCAAGGATAACGTCATGGAGGCAGTATGTCGATCAAGTCAAGTCCGATAATCTGTGACATCTGCGGGATCGAGAAGCAGTCCGTAAATCACTGGTGGTGGGTACGGCTGGAAGGTAAGGCGTTTAAGGTTGGTTCATTGGGGAAGCAAAAGGTGCCGAGTCCGAACGATCATCATGCTTGCGGATCGGGCCATGCTGTGACGTTGTTCCAGCGTTTTTTGACTACTGGAACGCTGGAGATGGAAAGGCATCCACAGATCGAGAAACCGGAGGGATTGGGGAATGAAAATCCGAGTGAAGTTCAAGTTGAGGAAGGAGTCTGACGGCAAGCGTGATCGCCGTCGGCAGTCGATTAACCGCTACGCTGAGAGGCGAGCCAAAACCGCAGTGAAGTGACGGAGGGTGAAATGCCTAAGTGGTTGGATAAACAGCACGCAGCCGCCTTAGCGGCGTTGCAAAAGACCTACGGTGACATCCCAGCAGAGGTTGACGACCTGGATGCCGCTATCGACGAACTGCAAGAGAAAGCCGGAAACATGGAAGAGAAGTTCCCTGACAAGGCCAGTCGTTACACCGAGAAGGCCGACGAGCTAGAAGCGATCCGTGACAAGTTCCACGAAGGTGCCGGGCAGATCATCGAGGCTCTTAGCGAACTGGAGGGCTTCGATACCAGCATTGAGTAACTGCAACCCTGAGCGGGGCCTTGACCGGCTCCGCTTTTCTTTTACTATGGGGACATGGAGGGTAACACTATGGGGTGGACATTCAGACGTGGAGCTTCAAAGGAAACAATTATTCACGACATTCTTGAGCCGTGGGACACAACCGCAACCGAGGAAACCGCGAAGTCATGGTACGGGGCCAAGCCAGCCGGAACCAGGACGCAATCAATCGTGCTGGCGTATCGCTGCGTTGGCAATTCTCTCTGGTACGTTCGGGAGACGACAACGACAAAGCCGGATGGCACGGTCACGACCGAGAAGTGGATCGGTCTTTCCTTGCTCGACAAAGACGGCAGTTATGGGTGGGGCCACAAGGACATGGAAGAGGCGATGGGGCCGTATGACGACACGTGCCCGGTGGAATTTCTCGACATGGCGCCGCAGCCCGATGGCGAGTTTTGCGCGAAGTGGCGCGATGCGATACGTCGGAAGTCTGGAAAGCTGGCGGTGCAACAGTCTCTCTTTGTTCCGCAGACCTTGACGGGGATGGAGCCGGCCGCAGCGGAGCAATAGGGGGATTGCTCTCTATGGGGAAGAGTGTGACTATCAGTTATCGGCAAAGCCGATGGAGGGATTGGGATGTACAAGAAATTCGCTTCAATCGCAAATTCAGCCAAGTTTGGTTACTCCTTCGACAGCGACAAGTGGGAGTATCGCGCTAACCCTTTTCTCACCCAAAAATTCCGCATGTTCGAAACGATGGGTGACGGCATGACTCAGCACAGCCACGATTGGCCCGTGACTGAGGAGTATGCAATCGACTACCTGTTTTCCTTGGCCGTCATTCTCTTGGAAGACGAGGAGATCGCCAGTAACTACAGCCACATGTTCCACGCGCAACCACGGCTGGACTCACTCAGGTTTGCCGCATCGCTTGTCTTCGATCTAGAGAAAGACAAGGACTGGAACAAGAAACGGTATTACAGCATGAGCGAGCTAAAAGTCTCGCGGAACCCGAAACTGCAATACGACACCCGGTACAAGGAATTGAACGAGTACCAGACCGGGACGGCGGAATCAATCCTCGGTCTTGTGTGCAACGAACACATGGACGGTCTGGAACGCTGGCAGTATGCCGACGCCGTTCGGACGTGGGTCGCGGAAAACCTCAAGAGCGGCTACATGGAGATGCCAGCCGTTCACTTGAAATGGTTTGAGAGCGCGAAGACAATCAGGGGATCGCAGGCGGACCAGTACCAACTTGCGCGAGTCTTCCGCGATGCGTTTGAAGCCTGCCAAGCCGCAGTAGACAGCCATGTTACCCGGCGACGGGCGACAAGTTACGTCGAGTGCTACCGGGAGGAGCTACAGCGGAGAGCAGAGCGCGAGATCCAAGCAGCAGCCCACAATGAGACGGCCGAGGCGCAGAGCGAGACGGCCGCAGCGTAATGAAGTGCAAGGATGAGCCCCTGCCTTTGGGTGGGGGCTTGTCTATTTGTGGAGTAGTGCAACAATCGAAGCATGGAGGAAAACCGCAATGAGAAACACAACCCCGTATTGGCTCAAAACTAAGTTTGGCGGGAAGTGCTCCCGCTGTGATCTGGGCATCAAGAAAGGCGAAGACGCTCTGTATTTTCCATCGGATAAGACTCTGCTTTGCGCCCGCGATCCCTGCGGTAAGCAGCACGAGCGGGACATGCGAGCGGAAGACTTCGACATAGCTGTGATGAACTACCAGGGCTGAGAAATTCCAAAATTTGGAATCGAGGGTGCGATGAGAAACGGAGCAAGGTTCGGCTGGGCAACGGCAGATGAGGCTTTCCATGCTTTCGTGGACAAAAGCCGCAAGAAGCCGTACCAGTGTGGGATCTGCGGCAGGGACATAACCGACCCCTACCACCAGCCTGCATTGCAAGGTACAGTGGCAGTAGTTGAAAGCCGCAACGAACCGGAGCCGGAAGCATGGGAACCGGAGCCGAAAACCGAAGCGCAATTATCACTGTTTTGAGAGGCAACCAGCATTAGGGAGAACGAAAATGAGCGCATTGACGTACAGCAATCCAAGGATGAAAGCGGTAATCGAGGACTGGCCGAGCGGAAGCAAGCGCGTTAGGGCTCAGTTCGAGATTGAGCAATATCCCAAGCGCGGTGAGCGAGCGGTACGGACCACAACAGGCGAGCCGAAGAAACTGACCTACGCGAAGCTGGCCCGGATCGTTGACGGAAGCGATGGGCGAACCTACATCGCGGAATACAGCATCTATGGGCACATTTCCATCATGCGCGGAGACATGAAGTTCGAGCATGAAACCATACATGGCAACGATCCGCGCTATGCGGAACTGTTGGAACTGTTCGCAGTCGATCAAGCAGCATAACCGCAGTACAGCGCATTGGAGGCGCAAGTCGATGGGTATTTACACTCTAGCTAAGAATCCTCATAAGTGGGAGTGTATAGCCCCAGAAGGTTATTACTACTTCCACTGCCTGCAATGCGGAGAAACGGCCCCCTACCCGGCACTAAAGGGAGAGAAACATACTGAATGCTCGAAGCATCCCACAACCGGCACACATCATGCAAGGGAGGAAACAAAAATGGACTGTATAGGGACACTCGCATTCAAACTGGAGCAGCAAGCGAATCGCAAAGCCGGGACCGCTACCTTACCTGAATTGAAGCCATATAAGGTGCGCGTTGGCGTTATCCCTACCGCTGTTGACGTTGCGCTCGGACTCGCCAAACCTATCGAAGTCGGCCAAGTTGTGCCGTCTGAGATCATCACCATCTACGGAACTAGCATGAAAGACGCAATGAAGAGAGCAGGCATCCAATGAACGCATCAGAAATCAGAAGCATGAAAAGCGGATTCGAGCACAACGTACTGCCCGGCGAAGTCTATTCGGCTTTGGCTTTGATCGAAATTGCAGCGCAACTTGCTGAAATGAATCAGGCAAAGGCGAAGACGGACGGAAGAGGACCATACGTCAAGATGCGCGAACAGCTTGCTGAGGAAGAAAATAGTTACGTTGCATATCTCTACTTCACGCACCCAATATCGGGAGAGCCTGTCCTTCACATCGGCGATTCTGATACGCCGGGCGCTTTCAAGGTGTTCCGGAGGCGGATGTGACTGGCTATCCACCAATCAGCAATGCGACCGGATCATTTGAGGAAATGGTTGCGTTTAGAGTCCAACGAATGCGCATATGGCGCGGAATGACTCAGGCAGAATTAGCCGCTAAAACAGGATTGAAGCCCGCTGCAATATCGCATCTTGAGTGCGGAAGGCGAATGCCAAGCGCTTTCACGCTTCACTCGATCTGTCTCGCTCTCAAGTGCCGCGCTGACTACATCTTGATGCTTTGGAACCCCAAACGGAGGAAATATGCTTGATTACATCCAAGAAAAACTATGCTCGAATTGCTCACACATGGAAAAGGATGATAGCTGTACACAATATGGCCATGGAGTATTGATCTCTTTCGACCATAAACATCCATCCTGCAACCATTTCGAGGGAAAGGGCATAGATGTACCAAAGAATCCGGATTGCCCGATGCACGGAAAACCTTTGGAAGAGTGCCTGTTTAGGGTTCTCTATTTTCTAGAATCTCACTTGCTCGTAGATTGGCACTACATGGAAGGTGAAGGATTCTACCGTGATAAGACCGCGCTAGTGGAAGACATTCGCAAGACTCTCGACATTGGGAACGCTGGAAGGTAGCCTAACAGGTGCAATATCGCACCAAAACGTAGTACATCATGCAAGGGAGGACACAAAAATGGGAATCCGCGAAGAACACGCCGAAATCCACGCAACAGTATGCAATAGATTAGGCCAGAGAAAGTTCAAAATATTCGCCTATGTACCTGTTGGGTCTGAATTTAGGGTTGGACCATGCGGAAGCGTCACGTTTAAGAAACTCAACGAAGATGAAGCGATTCGAGTCGATGGAAATGGGTATAGGACAAAGTTTGAACTTGACGCTCGTTGTACATATCCCTGGCCACCTACCGCCGGCGAACCGATGGTAACGTGCCCGCAGTGTGAGGGAACTCCAGACCTGTGCAACGGCTACTGTGAAGGAAACGGAATGGTTACGACGAACCATGCGGCAGAGTGGCGCCGGCAGAACCGCGAGCCGCAGGCAGGGAAGACACTGGCGGACTTCGCCAACAGCGGGAAGCTCTTCAAGCGCCCGATGCACGCCAACCCGCACGGATTCACGGCAGGAAGTGATTACTTGCGCGAGATCAGAACATCGAACTGGCAGGGCCAACACAACGTAATTGCGGACTTTCCGAGGCTGACACGCGAAGACCTGACTGCAACCGACTGGCAAGAAGTGACCGGCGAAGTCTGAAAGCCGCAAGGCATTTCAAAACCGCAGAGAAGACAACCACAGCGAAAGCGAGGATTCATGGCAAAGAGAGTTTTACAGCACATCGGACTCACAAGACACGGAAGCACGGTAACAATACAGTTTGCGCCTACCGTGGATCAACTCTCGTGCGAACTCTGGAAGTATCTCGGAGCCTTCGAGAGTGATGTGCCTCTGGCAAAGATAGCCCGCAAGCACAGAGCGGACGACCTGAAGGCAACAAATCAAGCCTACGGCACGCACTTTACCCGGCTGGTGATCGAAGAGATCGCACCCGAAGACTTTAGCGCCGGTCACACGTCAACACTCCCCCAGGAGCTTGCAGAGTACAAAGCGACTCTGTAGATATTCCGCAACACACGGCCCGCGTCTACTCTGGCGCGGGCTTTCTCTTGCCCATCCCACACCAAAATCATTAACGCTTGCAGACGCCCTCACCAATTACACCGACACAGACAAACCACAAGCACAGCCAGCCGAAAAGACCGCGATGGATGAGCCTTTCCTCGGCCCACTGGAGCGCCCTATAAATACGCTCGAATGTGGCACCACGGTGAGTGTATTGCATTCAGGGGATAGATTTAGGCACACTGTACCAATGCGATTAGAGGTACACTGTACCAATGGCGAGAGTGACGATAGAAGCGTGGAAATGTGATGTTTGCGGGTGGACTTGGATACCTGAGAGCGCGAGTGATCCGGCACGATGTCCGAGCCGGAAGTGCAGGTCAAGCCATTGGAACTCAGGTAAGGTCGAGAGTCCGAAGGCCGAGAAAATGATTATTGCGCGAGGTCCGAAGCCGGCGAGGGTAGAGAGACCGATAGATCACGAGAGTCCGAAGCCGGCAGAGATCGAGAAACCAAGGCGTGTTTGTCGAGCCTGCTTACGTCCAATGGAGGCGATAACTGGTGGCGTAGCCTGCTTCAATTCGCAGTGCCAAAGATGGCGGATTGTAGTGACCCCTTGAAGCCTTAGCGGTTTGGGGGCATAGTTGGGTCATGGAGGGCTTATGGCCTACGTGATTGGGTTCTTTGTTGGGGTAGCTGCTGCGGCGGTTTTCGTATCGTGGCGGCTGGGAAAGGTGGCTGTATGGTAGTTCCGTGGGGTTTGGTAATCGCTCTAGCGGTATTCCTGGCCTGGGCGAAGTGGACGCAAAGCCGCGCCATGTACAGGTTGTTGTGGATCGTTGCAGCCGGAATAATGTTTTTGATCGGGCTGGTGCTGTGATGGATGAATGGCTTTACAACCTAGTGAACGGCGACCCGAAGACCTGGCGACAGGTAAAAGGGTTTGCCGGAGCGGTAGCGTTTGGGTTGCTGGTGTATGCAGCAATCTACGAGTTGGTAGCATGGTAACGGCTGGCCGGAAGGCTGGCGGAGGGTGCAACTATGGGGAGCGTAGCGGCTTTGGCAATCACAACGCAAAGCGAGACAGCGAAACGGCAGCGGGCGAAGTTTGGCCCCAAACGCATAACGTACTACGGTGAGCCTTCTGTGATCGTTGCAGAAGTCCGCTATGACGACGAGCGTGGCAATGGGCATAACACTTTCAGTATCACAGCGGATATTCGCCCGGTTGACCGCCGCAAGGGTGGCGGAGCTGGCGGCTGTCTCCATGACGAAGTTGCAGCAGCTTTTCCTGGGCTTGAGCCGTTCATCAAGTGGCATCTGTGCAGTTCTGACGGCCCCATGCACTACGTTGCAAATACCGTCTACCATGCCAGCGACCGCGACTACAAAGGACTCCTCAAAGGCGAGAAGCGGCAACTCCGCAACGGCAAGACGAAGCTGCCCGTCTGGGAGCGGATCATTCGCGGTTCCGATGGTGAGATAGTGAAAATCGGCCATACCGATTGGCGCGAGTCCAATGAACAACCACAGGAATCACTCACGGCAACTTGGGAGCCGGTCTGGATCGTAGGCGATGGGAAGGAAAGACAGCTAGACTTCGCCCGCAGTTCGGCAGTGTGGCCCGAAGCAACAGACGAAGACCTGACAGCGCCCGGATTGAAAGAGCGGCTGGAGGCGAGGCTCCCCGCGTTGTTGGTGGCGTTTCGCGCAGCCGTCGAGCATTTCGGCTTTGTCTGGTAGACAGCGCGATCATGCGAGATTCGGCCCGGTCTTCGGATCGGGCCTTTTTCTTGCCCCAAAGCCGCAATAGGAAGCCCCAGGACGAGCTGCAGCGGCCTCGGACAGCCCCTAGCATGGCAGAATTGAGGGGCATTGAAGTCTTAGCGGCTTTGGCCGATAGTAGGGACATTGGAGGGAAACACTATGAAGAACTTTGAGGACATGACAGTAATCGACATGGCCGAAGGCATCCAGCACATGACACGTAACCGCATTGAGTTTGACCGCGCCTTGTGGATTGCTACGGCCATGAAACAGCAGGATGAAGGAACGTACAAACCGGAAGAGTGGATGTATTCCAAGGAACTTGGGTTCTCTATCCTGAAAGCTGAAGCCTATCGGCTGAAGAGGTGAACCATGAAGCGCATGGTTAAGCCGGTAGAGTCTCACACCTTCGCCGGCATGGAGACCGCAGTTGAGTTGCAGTCCCAGGCCGCAGCCGCAATGCAAGCCGAGGAGCTAACCGCAGAGATGCTAAAGCCCCTCGCCGACATCAACCACCGAGCCGGGAGCATGGAGAATGATTCTCCTCTGTTCTTCGGCAAGGTTAACCCGACGCTGTTTGGAGGGTAGAACCATGAACCATTTGGAAGCATCAAAGATCATTGATCGAGTCATCGCGGAAGTTTCCGGCACGATCCGCACGAACGGTATTCAGGAGCTTGACCACGCGCAGCGCGGCGGCATGAGCGACTATCTGTATGTGGTTGATTGTCTGGTAGCGACGGCCTACAACGCAGTACGCGCCCTGCCAGGGTTCGCGCTGAGCTATGGAGAGTTTCACACCAGGGCGACGGCTCCACTCTCAGAGAGCAGCATAATCGGCTACCTCAACAGAGATACGGTGATCGAGCAGAACGGCAAGCGGCAGCACGTCATACAGTAGAAACTTTCCAAACTTTGGAATCGGCCCTGCCTCTGGTGGGGCCTTTTCTTTGTCTGGCAGCGGTGAGATATTGGGGATGCGGCCAAAGCCGCAGGAGGGAACATGGCAACCACTACAGCACCAGTATTCAAGGACAGCAGGCAGGCATTTGAAGAGGCGATAGCAGCAGGCAGGCTCAGCGGCAAAGATGGGGAATGGAACTACGCCGGAGGCTGGATGTACATGGGAACCTACAACGGCAAAGACCAGTTCAAGAACATCAATACCCGGCTCTACCTCGACTAGCGGCAGGATCGGCAACACTGGCCCCAGATACGTCTGGGGCTTTGTTGTGTCCTGAAACGGCCTGACCAGCGCCTCTAGGACGCATCGCAGCCAAGCTGGACATACTACAGCATGGCAGTTTCGCCTGCCTCATGGCACCCTGTACCAGCTTCACCGCGCCCACTTCTAATGATTGACGCCACCCGGTGCCATTCTTGAGCCTTCCATCGGTCCCGGTACCCTGCCTCTGCTTCGCCTTCCGCAGCTTGGCCCAGCCCCTCCCGCCTGCCCTGCCCCTGCCCCGCCGCCCTGCCACGGCCAGCGCCCACCGCCCAGCACGCACGCCGCAACGGACCCGGCGCAAGGGGGTGGGGTGGGGGTCCGGTCGCTACGCGACTGGTCCAGCGAACAGATTTTCAAAATCCAAGAAGTTGAAATGATGTAAGCAGTTTTGAAGTTTTGAAAAGTTGTGTATTTGAGTTGGTCAACACAAAAGCGTGAAGATGTGCAATGATGTGGATGTAGGCAGAAAGGTTGGAGGGATATTGAATACGGAAGCGGTGAGACCGATCAGGTTGAAGGTGACATTTCACAATAATGCACCGGAGGAGTGGCAGTGTCACTTCTGGTCGTGCGGGACAGAATATGTGGATTTGTTCCGCGTGGAGGATGGTAAGTTGATTCAGTTCGCTGCGTTGTCGAATGTGAGTCGAGTTGAAGAGTTAGTGTAATGCGTGGCACGACGGTGCCCGCTGGCGCGGGCTGGCGGTTTTCGAGCGGTTTTTGGAAGGGGTCGAATGGCAAAGTCTGAACTGTACATCGAGAAGACAAGGACCGGCGAGTATGCGATACGGAGGCCGGGTTCGGAACGGGCCAGCGCGATTCTCCCAACCCAAGCCAAAGCCATTGAGCGAGCGCGGGGGATGAATCCGGAGGCAGTGATTTACGTTGAGCGCGTCCGCGATATATATGTCGGCGGCAGGGACCGATGGAGAAAAGTCTAGCGGTTTTTGGAAGGGTAAGAATGGGCGATGTAATCAAGAGGACTCCGACAGAGACGCTGGTCAAGGCGATGGAAGAGGTTGGCGATGCGGTCGAGTGTCTTGTGATTATGACTGAAGCCGGCGGCGACATCATCACACTCGGATCGACATCGGTTTTGTCGACGCGGTTGGGGATGCTGGAGATGGCGAAGACCTTAATTTTGAAGGATGTCATCACGCGGCGATAGGACGACTGAGCGGTTTTGGATTCCAAAATTTGGAGTGGCGATGAAAAAGACAATCGTACTGACGGATGAAGCGAGGGCGGCAATCAAGCGCAAGGCGCCGAGCGACAAGCGGTTGGTGGAAATCCTTCTCGACAACAACGAAGACACGATGCCAACGCCAACAGAGGCGAGGTATTTAGCGCTTCAGGAGTTAGTTCTTCGCGGCTACCAATGGAAGAGGGAGTAGTCCATGAAAGTCCGACTGACGCAAAAGGATTTGGTGTTCGGGGTGTATTGGGGAAAGCCGCAGAGTTTGAACCCCGGATTGAGCATTTGGTTCGCCGGCCGCTACATCTGGCCGTGGACGCGAGGGCATGGAAAGCGAGCGGCAAAGAATCCGGTTCTGCCGTTCGAGAATCACGCACCAGAGAACAAAGAAGGAGAACAGACAGCATGAAAGAGAAATTCGCAAACGAAGTAACAAAGTACGAGAACGTCACGGTTGAGGAGTGGGCCGAACTAAAGACGCTGCTGCATCAGGCGTTCCGGCTTCCGATTCAGCAGAACCAGTCGAAGGTTCAGTGGGGCTCAACGACCTACGAGTGGGATACCGGGGTGTTTGAGTGGGACTTCCACCAGAACGACAACCCGAACCCGGACAAGATTCCGAACACGTACTATCTTGAGATCCGCATCAAGCGGCGCCCTGCCGACCCGCGAGTGCTGGCGATTGAAGCCAAGATCGCGGAATTCTTTGGGAAGGGAAAGAAGTAATGCGCTGGCTGGTCGTAGTCAAGAACGTGGAGAGCGGAGCATTGGAGATTATTACTCCGTCGACAGACTTCGATCCTGAAGACCCTCGCTACGACAACGTGGCTCATATTGTTCCCTTCAAAGAGGAGCCGGACCCGCAGCGGTTGAACTTTGGGGTTCACAACTTGGGGCGTGACTGCGCTTGCCACCCAAAGATCACTGAGATTTACTCTCAGGACCGAACGATTATCACACACAGAGCGGCGGTGAACTAATGGAGTCCCCTATGACCCACGAAGGATTCATGCAGGCGGTCCAGAACCATTTGAAGGAGCGCGAGGGGTGTCCGATTATCGTGATCGTGCATTCTCCTATGGGTTTGGAGATGCAGGTTAACTTCATAGACTTTGCGCTCCAGATTGGGGTTCTAAAGGTTGCATCAAAAACAACGTCTATTGCTTTTGAGCAACAGGCGCGTGAGGGATTCAAAACCGGAGAGAATCAAATGATGGTGTCGAACATCAAGGATGCCATCGATCAAAACAAACCAAAGCCGAACTAAGGAGTGAGCAATGGCAAGTCTGAAAATAAAGAACGGGGGAAAGCGTTCGGTAGCTAAAGGCTACGTCGAGATAGAAGGATCATGCGTAGTCCTTCGAGAGATCGTTGCGAAGAATGATAGCCGCGTAGCGTTCGCGTACTGCCTACTGCCGGGTGAAACCATAACCAGCGAGGGGGAAGATTACATTGTCGAATTTTGAGGTAATTGACCGGCGCAAAGAGAAGCAGGAATCGCCAACCACGGAAGTAATTGCGGTTCCAGAAAGTCAACCCGCAGCCGACACGTCATCGTGGAAAAACGTCGGCTACATGATTGTCTTGGTTCCGAGCAACGCTGGACCGATAGTGACCGGCAGAGCCGTTGGGTTGAGGTCTGACGGTCTATGCTTCTGCGCCGATTATTTTCTGCCGCAAATCTACCCCGAACATTTTGACTGGACCGCGAAAGCGCGAGAGCGGCTTGACACTTGGCTTGGTTGCGAGTGTGCCAGGGGGACGCGGTGTACTACGCATAAGATGTATATGCCTCAATGGTTGAGGGCGGACACAGATCGTCTTGAATTGATTGGCAACTCGGCTATCCCTGAAGCAATTGAGATCATGTTCAAGGCCGAACGGTCGAGGGCTGCTGGGAGTATTGTTGTACCCAGGTGAGGGAAATGTACTTTCAGAGGAATTTTAGGCTCTCTATTTATGGGCCAGAGATGAACAACATCCTTGCGAAGCCTGTCGAAGAGGCTGAGTGGCCGGAGATTCCGAAATTATTCGAGTACATGATCGAAGTGATGCGAAAGGCAGATGGATTGGGATTGGCGGCTCCGCAGATAGGATGCTTCAAGCAATTCGTATTGATCGGCAGGAGTCACGGAATAGTCATTGGTTTAGTGAACCCGGAGATCACTAGGTTGTACGGAAAAGAGATTAAGGAACCGGAGGGCTGTTTAAGTTTGCCGCCTTCGGGAAATGAGTGCATGGTGCCACGGCTTGAAATCGTCGACGTTGAGGCTTCTCTAGCAGAAACTCCATACGAGCGAAAGAAGTTGACGTTTAGGGGATCGGTGGCGAGAATCGTTCAACATGAACTCGATCATCTGACGGGAACATTTTTCGTTGACAGGGTTCCAGAGCGGCGCAGGAAAGAGGTTCTGGAACGATTTCACAATTGGAAAGCAATGCGCAGAGCACAAACAAGAAGGAATGAGGAGAATGGGCATGTCAATACCGGACCTTTCGCCGTTAGTCGCGGCCAATCTCGTGTGTCATAGTTGCGGAACCGTCTTGAAGCCGAAGGTAGTGATGGGCCGCAGGGGACAGAAACAGGTTGTCGATCATCTGGAGTACGTCTGCAAGAACAAAGAAACTGGATGCAACTACAAGGTCCACTCAACAGTAATGACCGATTCTTCGTCGCAGATAGTTGCGTTGCGTGATGACGGAAGTGAAGTGAGGATTGCGGAATGACAGGCATAATCTGGCTCTGTATTGTCGGTGGATTTTTCGCTTGTCTCGGCGTATGGACATTCGTGCGCTGGGTTGTGACGGGCTCCAAGCGAATTATGAGTGTCGCCAACGACCTTACCAGTACCCTAAAGGACGCTACAGAGATAGCGAGGTCCTACCGCGAAGACCTTTCCATTCTTCGGCAGATCGCACAGTCGGCGCCGGTTGCAACTCCGGGAGACGAACCGGAGTCGATCATTCCCAAGCAGGAGCAGTACGGATCGAGAATGCCGGACCCGTATTTGGGTAGGTTCCCAATCAAAGTTGTGGAGGAGGATGCGCCCGCTGAATCTGCCCGAGAAGTGGACGTGACGGCGACCGATGAGGAAGTGCTCGAACAAGAAAGAGACACCCAGGCTGCGGACTTTGAAACTCAGGAGAGGATGAAGGCCGCAACCCGCGAAGCAGATCATGCGCGACTCAAGGAGCTTGCTGACTTGAGCGGTGAACCGGAGGGCAAGTAATGGCGACTGCATTTTCTAAGCACAACATGCGCGACCCGCGTCACTTGATGCGGTTTGTGAAGTTCCAGGCGCTCACCGGGACCGAGCCTGAAAGGTTGAAGGCTATCGCCAAGTCTGAGAGCGTGAGCGTCGAGACCGTCAAGGATTCCGTGCGCCAGATCGAAAGCTACAACAGGCAGAATGAATCTGGGAGAGTTGAGCTTCGTCTTAACGAATCAATTCTCAGGGTGATGCCGGCATTCGAAAACAGCATGGTCGGACTCTTGGAGGCGACTGAGTTGGTCGAGATCAACGACGCAAACACTGGGAAGAAGAAGATCGTCAAGCAGGACGACAAGACCACGCGCCTTGAGGCCAGCCGCATCGTAAAGGACATTATTGTCGCCAAGCAACCAAAGCAGCCGATTGCGGAGATCAACGTGAACCAGACGAATCAGGTAGCCAATCTGAGCACAGCGGAGACCACAGAAGAGAGGATGGACCGGCTGAGAAAGAGGGCCGCAGAAGAGAACTTGCTCCCTGCCGAAGTAGCGGCTGTGCCTGGGTATCTGGACCGCGATGAAGATCCTCCTAGCAGCGACGATGAAGACGGCGAAGACGAAGAGGGAGAATAGTGGTATCCAAACTCTCCAAGTCGGAAGTAGAACGCATCAAGATGGTGACTCCAACCATCGCAGAGTTGCGAATCATCGACTTGATGCGGGACTATCGAGTCCTTCGCAATAGGCATTTTGGAAACACCATTCCTCCAACTGAAGAAGTATTGCTCATGTTTCTTCCGAGGCGTGAAATAACCCGACTTGGCGGCTATGACGACGTAGACGGACTCTGCTGCTATGGGGGTAAGGTTGCAGGGCATCCGTGCCCAAAGGCAATACTCTTGCCGGATGACCTCAATGTCAATGAAACCAGACTGTCCCTACTTCATGAAATGGCCCACATGAAAGTGAATAGCAAATTCGGTCGCAGCATGGGGGAAGGAAAAAACTGGAAAAAAGAAATGCGACGATTGATGAACGCTGGCGCTTTCGACGGGTGGCTCTAGTATGTCGATCATTCGGGCGAACAAGTACCTTGGAGAGATCATAGAAATCCTCGACATGCACCGGCAGAAGTACCGGGCCGGCAACATAGGGGATGATGAAGCCCGAGCCTCGCTTTCCTCTGCCGATAATGAATGGATCGATGGTGAATGCTACCACTCCCTGATTGACACTCGATATTTTCTCTCTAACTACTACGCCGTCCGAACTGAAGACAAAGGCTTCCAAGGTCTCTACCCATTTTTTGACAGCCAAGAAATTCTCCATGATGAATTGAGAAAACTGGAGAAGAAGTATGGGCGTGTTCGTGCAATTGTCGATAAAGCTCGCCGCATGGGATACACGACCTATATGGTTGGCGAGTTCCTTCACAAGACAGTAATTCGGTATAAGCACACCAACACAGTTTTTGTGTCTCAGGATGAAGACGGCGCAAAGTACAACATGGAGATGTACGAGTCCGCTTTCTCATTCCTGCCGTGGTGGATGCAGCCAAGAGTCATGAAGCACGAGAATGGAAAGGTGTACTGCTTTGACGAGCCAGATGAAAATTTAAGAACAAGCCGCCCAGGATTGAAGAACTGGGTGTACGCAGACAATGCCAACAGACCTTCAGGTGTTGGTCGAGGTAAGGGTTTTCGATGCGCGATGCTGGACGAGTTGGCTCACTGGAAGGATTCGTCACAGCTTTCAAAGTCGCTCATTCGTACCTTTCTTGCTAAAGACGGATTCTACGTCATGGGATCAACAGCCAATGGACGTAACGATGCGTGGCATAACCTGTGGAGACGCGCAGAGGCTGGATCGGTTGATTGGCATCCGATCTTCATTCCGTTCTATCGGAGACCGAAGACCTACTCACTACCAATCCCAAAGGGAGAAGCATTTACACTGACTCTCGAAGAGAAAGATATGGTTGAGCAGATAAAGAAGAAAGATGGCATCACTATATCGAATGAAACGATCAACTGGATGCGAAAGACGAAGGAGGAATTCATCGCCACTGACGGCGACGATATGATTTTCGACCAAGAGTATCCGGTCACCGCTGAAGTGTCATTCCAAAACGCAATCATCTCCGCAATTCCTAGAGGGGTCATCAACCGCTACAGCAAATTGACTGAAGAACCAAGATGGATTGGAGAAATCAGTTTTGATTTTACTCAGTGGTTGCCGCATCTCCACATGACGGAAATAAATCCGCGTGACGATAAAGGGGAATTGCTTGGACTTGTTAAAAAGGCGTCATACCCGGAGAACGAAAACCGCTTGCACATGTGGGAGAAGCGGATTCCAGGGGCTAGATACGTCGTATCCGCCGATGTTGCTTTAGGGCAGAAAGGTGCGGATTATTCCTGCTGTGAAGTAATCAAGATCGGTGACGGCCATCAACTCGATGAACAGGTTGCAAGTTGGCATGGGTACATGGACCCGTACAACCTTACAGACATTGTGCTTGCTCTTTGCTGGTACTACAACGAAGCTCTTGCGGCTGTCGAAGTCAATTCCTTTGGCATGGCAACCAACACTCGTCTGATGCGTGACTACGAATACGAAAACATTTATCGGTTCAAGCGCATGGACCGCCTCAAGCACTTCATGACTGACATCGTTGGATGGTGGACCGACTACAAATCTAAGCGGACTCTGATAGCGCACATGTCGAAGATGATGCTCGACAATCAGGTGCTCATCCGTAACAAGTATTTGATCGATGAGTTGAGAGACTTCACTGAGGATGGCGCGGAGGGAGAAGGTGCCCATGACGATATTGTGATGGCATTTATAATCGCTCTTTACTGCGGCCATGAAGGTGAGTTCGAAGAGCGGCGACAACGGCCAGTAGAAGGCAAGAAGGACGAAAACAATTACATCGTCTACAAGAGGGTCATATTCGAGGGAATGCCTGTTCAAGTTGAGCAGTACCGATCAAGCTCTCCATTCGAGGCCGAGAAGTTTTCAAAGAGGATGATCGGCTCTTACATCGTCAA